ATACGCTCCAACCTCCGCAGACTTCTCTCCTATGTCTACGAAGGCTCGCGTAGCCGGCTATCTCAAGGTCTACGACATGGTCGCCGAGTTCCGTGGGGCTTGGAAGTCCGACGATGAGGCCAAAGTCGTTGGTTACGATAATTACCCCGAAGCCTAATCCCATGCCTGACCCTCTGTCCATGTCCCCCGATATGCTCGCCTCACCGGCTCATGTCATCCGCGGCCTCTCCTACCAAATCGCCTACTGCCGAGACCGCGTCCTGCAAGGCGACTGGACGGAGAAGTTTGCCCGTGATCGCGTCGTCCTTTGCGGCTGTATCGCCGACGACAACCTCCGGCTAATGCACAACTGCACCGCCGTCACCGTCTACGCCAACCTCACCACCGGCTGCCGTGCGCTGCTCACTTGGTCCTACATCGACCGCAACGGCGAGCCCAGCGAAGGCAAAATGCACCCGACCATCGACGGACGATGAGAACCCTGGCCCTCCTCCTCGCGGCGTCCAGCCTCCACGCCGTCACCCCTGGACAGGTTGAGGCCATCATCTTTGTCGAGTCGTCGGGCAACCCCAAGGCCATCGGACGTCTCGGTGAGCGTGGGCTCTGTCAGTTCTTCCCTGCTGCGTGGGCCGATACGACCCGCTGGCGAGCCCGCCACGGCCTCCCGACCTACGGTTACTACTCGTGGGCCTTGGACGAAGGCGTAAGCCGTGAATACGCCACCTCTTGGCTAACCCTCAACGAGGAACGGCTGACGGCCCGACTAGGCCGACCCCCTACAATCGGCGAACTCTACGCCGCCCATCAACTCGGCTTTGCGGGTTTCGCTTCTAAAGGGTTTGACCTCCGTCGTTGCCCGACCATCACCAAGGTCGTCGTGGCTCGACTTGAGCGCGACCCTAGAACTAAATGACCAAGCCTTTAATCGTTGCCGTAGACCCCGGGCAAAGCGGAGCCATCGTCTGGACCCAAGACTTCGTCGATATCCAAATCGAGAAGATGCCACCGAACGACGTAGAGGTCGCCCAGCTGATGGCGTCCTTCCATGTCCTGGCTAAAGACGTTGTGATCTACCTCGAAGAACCCTCGACCGCCGGCTACGGCCCGCTCATCCCCGCGTCCTCCATCGCCCGCCTCGCTCAGAACTTCGGCCTCATCTACGGCGCCTCTATCGCTATGGGCTACTCGCTCCGACGCACTAAGCCCCAAGCGTGGCAAGCCGCCCACGGCCTTGGTAAGAAGAAGGACCACGGGAAGGGGTGGAAGAACCATTTAAAGGCGAAGGCCCTTGAACTCTACCCTAACCTCGACGTGACGCTCGTTAACGCCGACGCTCTCCTAATCCTTGACGCTGCTCGACGCGGCGCCATCAACTGACCCCCTTCCCCATGCAAAAGAAACTCTCCAAGAACAACCCCGAAGCCAAGGCCCCCGCCTCCTACCGCGAACTGTCCGGCTCGTCCTACATCGTATTACAGGACGGCACCGTGGCCCGTAAACTCAAGCCCCGCACCCTCACCGGCTCGACCCGCTACTGGTTCCTGTCCCACGAAGGACGCCTCCGTTGCGTCAGTCAGTCGACGGTGGACGAGATGACTACTTTCCCCTAATCCATACACACCCAACCCACAAACAAACAAGCCATGAGCAAAGTAACTCACCCCCTGGAGCAATCCAATCCGTACGCGGACGTCATCGCCGCCCTCTCCAAGATGGAGAACGTCGGTGCCAACCGCATCAACCCCGCCTTCAAGGCACGCTACGTCTCGCTCGACGCTCTGCTCGACGCGGTGAAGCCCGTCCTCTGGGAGCATAACCTTGCGCTGATCCAAACGCTCGAGACCGAAGAAGGTAAAGTCGGCGTCTCGACTTCCCTGCTGCACACCTCCGGGCACGCCTTCTCCTTCGGGCGACTGATGGTCAAGGCCGACGGCTTAACGGCTCAGCAGATTGGCGGCTGCTTAACTTACATCCGTAGGCAAAGTATCCAAGCAGCCTGCGGCATAAGTGTTGACCTAGATTTGGATGGCAACGACTCGGCTCTAAAGCACTTGCCTCCCAAGACTCAAGTCCCCGAAGGCGTGGCTGGCTATGAAGAAGCCGCTATCGAATTGCTTATTAACAAGGGCTGGCTCAAGCCTGGGCAGGGGCTCAAGTCTTTATCCGGTGCCCAAGCCGCTGCCACAATGACCCCTGCCTTTGAGCAAGCCGTCCGCAACTCAATCAAATGAACATCGACGACATCATCGAGAACGCCCAGCTGAAGGGCCGCGTCATCGCCCTCGACGCTCAGGTCGAAACCCTAACCGCAGAGGTCCGTTGCCTCGAGGCCGTGGTCCGTTCCCACGAGCGCGTCGACTGCCTTACGGTGGCTAACCTCAAGGCCGAGGTTGAGCGGCTGGAGTCTGACCTCAAGTTGGAGAAGGAGAACGAAGACCGCCTTGTCCGTCTTTGGCAAACGGCTAACAACGAAGTCCACGGGCAGAGGTCGCAAATCGCCGCCTTGATTGATAACCAGACCAGCCTCAAGGCCGAGGTCGAGCGGCTCCGCAAGGCGGGCGTGGCGATGGGTATGTGTTTGCCAGACACCGATGAGGCAAACAAGGCATACAGAGACTTTGAAAACGGAGGTCAGTCGTGAGCGCTACGACGGAAGGTGCTGGGCAACCCATCAACGTCATCCTCGCCGACCATACCGTCATCCTCATGTGGATCATAAAGACCGAGGCCATCCGGCAGTATTCCATCTCGGACATGAAACACGCCGAGGTCGAGCTTGCCGACTTCGAGGCCGTCATCCTCGCCAAGCAAGCCAAGTTTGTCCCCACCTTTGCGGGTGCCACCTTCGAGCTGCACGGCAACTACTACATCATCGACGCGGTCAGTCAGTCGGTCGCCGATGCCGTCAAGCGCCAGTCCATCCACCTCAAAAAGATATGGGTCTCGGCCCGGTCTTTCTTCCCAAGTGACCCCGTCCTTTAAGGCTATCCCCTCGTCGGTCTTCAAGGCCGCCCAGTCTTTCAAGGATGACGGCAAGCCCTTCGCTCTGATTATCATCCTAGACTCGATGCTCTACGTTGAGGTCTCTGCCAAGACGGCAGTCGTCTTTGAGCGCCTCCTCAAGGGCTGGACAGCAGAGACCATGCCGACCCTCTACCGCTCCAACCTCCGCACCTTCTTAGTCCTCAAGGGCGAGGTCAAGGAGGTCACTTTAACCCGCATTAAGACTATCCTCAAATGACCAACACCGACCGCCTCGCCGCGACCCTTCGCCGGCTAAACACCGAGGCCCGTAGCCTCTCGTCCTACCAGACCGCCTTTGTCACCCAGTACGATATCACTCGCGTCACCATCGACACCGACCGCCTCCTGTCCGTCCTGTCGACGACCGACTCGTCCCGCCTTGACGATCCGAACGACCTCCTCGAGCTCCGTGAGCGCCTTAACATCGTGCGAGCAGACTTGGCCTCACTCCTGGTCAGCGTCCAGAACCTCCACGAAAAAGCCGAAGAGATGGACAAGACTTTGAACGATGCGGAAAGCATTCTCGACAACCCCGACGACGTCCTGTAATCCATTCCCACAACCAAACCACTATGTATACCGCCGAGCAAATCGCCCAAGCCACCGCCGCCCGCACCCGCCAAGAGTACGAGGCTATCGATGCCCTCAACCAGACGGGAGCCAAACTCCTCCTCAAGGCCCCGGCTAAGTACGCCCACGATAAGGCCAACCCCCGCAAGGACTCCAAGGCCCTCCGCGAAGGCATCATGACCCACGTCGCTATCCTTGAGCCCGAACGCTTCGCCGCCTTCAAGCCTGAGCCCGACTGCGACAAGCGCACGAAGGAAGGCAAAGAGGTCCACGCCTATTGGAAGTCCACCCTGCAGCCGACCGACGTTCCCTGCAAGGCTGACGAATATGACAACGCCCTCTCCTACTCGGACGCTCTCCGCGACGCTATGGCCCGGCATAACATCGTCCCCCTCGCCACCGAGGTCATGCTCAAGGCTGACTACATCGTCCCCATCAAGGGCTCCCTAGACATCATCGGCGCTGACGGCTACCTCTACGACTTGAAGACCACGATGGAGGAAGCCACGCCCAAGGGTTTCGGTCGCCAGATGATCTGGTCGGACGACTTCAAGTTACAGGCCGCTTGGTATCTCGCCCTATGCAAGTACGCCCTCGGCACACGCCCCAAGGGTTTCCGCTTTATCGTCGTTGAGAAGGAAGCCCCGTTCCTCACCGCCGTCTTCGAGCTACACGCCGACCTCATCGCAGAAGGGGAAGCCCTCATGCTCTCGGCGCTCAAGTCCTATGAGGCTTGCAAGTCCTTCAACGAGTGGCCCTCCTACTCTGCCGAGGTCCAGGTCATCGCTCGACCCGCGTCAACCGCTCAGGCCGCCCCTATCAACTTTGCCTAACCACTTTGAGAGCCTTTTAACTGAACGGTCACGCCACGCGTAGCAATCGACCTTAATTGGTC